ATTCTCTCCCCGGCCCGTGACGGGGAATCGACGGCGGGGGGCACCGGAGGCAGCGGATCGGCCCGCGAGGCCCGTGTAACGGCGTTCAAGTCCGGGAAATCGGCATTGTCGTGGAGGGCTGATGCGCAGAGTGTCGAACGGGGAAGCGGTCGAGGCGTTTCTCGCCGGGCTCCGATCGCCGGACCCGGCGCTCGCCGCGCTTGCCCGGTCGTTGGCGCTCGTGTTGGACGACGGGCCGGAGAACCCCGCGGCGACGGCGCGGGAGTACCGGTTGACGCTCGCCGAATTGCGGTCGGCCGATGACGCTGGTGGAGACCCGATCGGTGACCTGCTCGCCGAGATGGGCGACGCCTCGGAACCCTGACCGGAAGACGATGGGCGGCCATGTGGGCCGTGTCGCTGCGTTGTTGGGGACGCCGTTGATGCCGTGGCAGCAGGCGGTCGCCGACGTGGCGCTTGAGGTGGACGAGCGGACGGGCCGCTTGTTCTACCGGGTGGTTGTGATCACGACGATGCGGCAGGTCGGTAAGACGACGTTGCTGTTGCCGGTGTGGGTGCAGCGGTGTTTGCAGTGGCCTCATCAGCGGGTGTCGTGGACGATGCAGACCGCGAAGGACGCCCGCGAGAAGTGGGAACAGGAACACGTCCCTCAGTTGGAGGCGTGCCGTCAGGTGCGTGCGGCGATCTTGCCGGGAGCTCGTGGGATCCGCCGGGCGAACGGTTCGGAGCATGTGCGGTTTCGGAACGGGTCGATGCAGACGTTGATGGCGACTTCTCTGGCGTCGGGTCACGGCAAGGTGTTGGACCTGGGGATTGTGGACGAGGCGATGGCCCAGTCCGATGACCGTTTGTGGCAGGCGATGAAACCGGCGATGAAGACCCGGAACCAGGACGGGATGCCGGGGTCGCAGATCTGGTTGGTGTCGACGGTCGGAACTCCGGAGTCGGAGTGGTTCCACGGGTGGGTGGACGCCGGGCGGCGGGCGGTGGAGCAGGGCTCGTGTGAGACGGACCGGGTGTGTTTCGTCGAGTACTCAGCGCCGGAGGACGCCGACCCTGGTGACCCGGACACGTGGCGTGCGGCGATCCCGGCGTTGGGGTTCACGATCACTGAGGACACGATCGCGGAGGAGTATCAGCAGGCGTTGTTGACCCCTGATGGCCTGTCGGGGTTTCGGCGTCAGGCGTTGAATCAGCGGACGGCGTCGCGTTCTGATCCGCCTATCCCTCTGGTGTTGTGGGATGCGTGCGCGGATCCGCAGGCGTCGCGGCCGACGTCTGGTCTGGTGTGGGCTGTTGATGTGTCCCCGGATCAGGCGTCGGCTTCGATCGCTGTGGCTGGCCGCCGACTGGATGGTGCCGCGCAGGTCGAGGTTGTGGACCAGCGGCCGGGTGTCGGGTGGGTTGAGGAACGCGCCGGGGAGTTGCGGCGCCGGCATGGTGGCCGGTGGCGTGTCGACCGGCGCGGCCCTGCGGCGTCGCTTGGTGTGGTGTGGGCCGAGAGCGTGTCGGGGCCTGACGCTTTGGCGGCGTGCGCCGGTCTTGAGTTGGCGGTGCGTGAGGGCCGGATGCGGCACACGGGGCAGGCCGAGTTGCGGGTGGCGTTGGACGGCGCGGAGAAGGCCGCGGCGGGTGACGGCGGGTGGCGTTGGTCGCGGAAGAACTCTGGTGCGGACATTTCGCCGCTGGTCGCCGCGGGTCTGGCGTTGGATGGGGTGTTGACCGCGCCGGTGACTGACCCCTTGTTGGCGGTGTGGTGATGCGCGCTCAGGTGTGGATCGCTGTCGGGTTGGTGGCTGTCGTTTCGGCTGTGTATGCGGGTTGGGGTGACCGGTGGGGCGCGGCGGTGCAGGCGGTGTTGGGTGGCGTGGTGTTGATGTGTGGTGTGGTGGCGGCAGTGGGCAGGGGTGATGGTGGGCCTGGTTGATGTCGCGTCGCGTCTGATCGGTTCGCCCCCTGCGGTGGGGCCTGAACGTCGGTCCGGTCCGCTGGTGGACCTTCTGTCGGGCCGCTGGTGGAATGGGTACAAGTCGAGTTCTACGTCGGTGTCGTACGATTCTGCGCAGGCTCACGGCGCTGTGTACGCGTGTGTGGACCTGCTGGTGCGGTTGGTGGCGTGGCAGATGCCGGCATCGGTGTCGGGCAGGGTGGGGCCGTTGCCGATGGTGGTAGCGAACCCGCACCCGGAGCCGCAGATGTCGGGGCAGCATTGGCGTGCGCAGGTTTTGGAGTCGGCGGCGTTGCGTGGCTACGCGGCCGGGCTGGTGACGTCGGTCGAGTCGTCGGGTTGGCCCCGCCAGATCCTCCCGCTGCACCCCGATCTGGTGACGTGGTGGGATGACCGGGGCCGGTGGCGTTGGTACGCCGACGGCAAGGACGTGACGCCGTGGCAGGAGGGCGGGACGTTGTGGGTGGCGCCGTCGCCTCGTGCGACGCCTGGTCAGCCGGTGGGCCGGTCGGTGTTGGCTCACGCAGCGCAGCAGATCCAGCTGGGCTTGGGTGCCCGGAAGTTCGGCGCCGATTTCTTCGATTCGGGCGGCATGCCAGTCGCACACGGCAAGGTCTTGAACGCTGAGGAGATCACCGAACCGCAGGCAGAGGAACTGAAACGCCGACTGTTGGCGGTGACCCGCAACCGGGAACCGTTGATCTCGGGCTCGAATTTCGAGCTCACCACGATCCCCATCAACGCCGAGGAATCACAGTTCCTCGAGACGATCCAGGCGAACACGGCGATGGTGTGCATGTACTTCGGTATCCCACCCGAGTCGGTCGGCGGTACGTCCGGGGCCAGCATGACCTACGACAACGTGGGCGCGATGAATGTGCGTCTGCTGACGAACACGGTGGGGTCGTGGATGAACTGGTATGAGTGGATCTACACGTCGATGTTGCCTCGCCCGCAGAACGTTGATCTTGACCCGTCTGCCTTGTTGCGCACGTCGACCGCGACCCTGTACGACACCGCCCAGTCCGGGCTCGGTGCAGGCGGGTCCCCGGCGGTCCTGACGCAGAACGAGGCCCGCGAGATGGTCGGCAAGGGCCCGCTCCCTGATGGGGACGTGTTGTACGTCCCGTCGACGTACGTGCCGGCGGACCTGGCGGATCAGACCACGCAGATAGCCGAACCAGTGTGAGGTGGGAAATGATGGCATTGCCTGATCAGGTGGTGAACCGGCTCCGCGATGCGGGCGTAGTGGACCTTGGTGTCCGGTCGATGCCCGATCGGCGTCGTTCCGCCCGCGGGTCGTTCATCGAAGTCGAGATCCGCGATGGCGACCCGATCGAGGTACGCGACTCCGTTGACGACATCGGCCGGTTCGTCGGGTTCTCAACCACCTACGACCAGCCGTACGACGTGTACGGCGGCCCGGATCAGGGCGGGTTCCGCGAGATCATGGCCGCGGGGGCGTGGACCAGGACCATCGCCGAGCGGGTCGACATCAACCTGCTTGAGAACCATGAGGGCCGCCCGTACGCTCGTGTCGGGAACGGGACGCTCGCCTTGTCCGAGCCGGGGGCCGGCGTGTGGAACGACGCGGCGCTCGACCTGCGCCGTGGTGACGCCCGCGACCTGTACTTGACGTTGGAACGGGGCGACTACTGCAAGATGTCGTGCGCGTTCTACGTGACCCGCCAGAAATGGTCGGCCGACTATTCGGAGCGGCGGATCCTTGAGGTGATCGGCGCTGACTCGTCGGTGGTGACGTTCCCCGCGAACCCGCATACGTTCGCTGGGGTCGAACCGCCCGAGCCGCCGCAGCGTGACGCCAGCCGGTTGTCTGAGTTGCGTGGCCCGTCGCTCGACCTGGTGCGCGCCGAATGGTTCGGGCTACGCCAGTCGGCCTGACCTACAAGCCGGGCTGGTCGTTCAAGCTGGGCGGCCCCGGCGGTCGCTGGCTGTGCGCGTTTGTTACCACTCCCGACTCGTCGGCGCCGGAACGGGAACGGACTACGCAGCACATGTGGGAGATCCCCGACAGGCTCGACCGCCGCGGGTTCGCCCGCTGGGCATACGCCCGTCTACTGGACGCCGAGCGGCACGAGGCGGGGGAGTGGTTCACTGTCGACGGGCATCGCCCGTTCTTCCCCCGCCACGGCGACGGCGACCCGTACGAGCATGTCGAACATTGGCATGACGACGCGCTATAGTTCTCGTCAAGCAATCGCGCAGGCCGAGCGCAGCCAGTCACGCAGCCCCAGTCGGGGCACCTGACAGGCACCCAAGGCCACCCGAGAGCGGACACAACCGTCCCCCTTGAGTGACCCCAGGAGTTGTCGTGGACTTCCTCGACCTGCTCCGCGAGCGGCTGACTGCCCTGCTCGCCGAGCGCACCGGCCTCGACCCCAAGGTCGAGTCCATCCTCGCCGCTGCCGCATCCGAGCAGCGGACCGAACTGAACGACGCCGAGAAGGCCGAGTACGAGGCGTTGAAGGCTGACGCTGTCCGTCTCGACGGCGAAATCGCCGACGTCTCCCAGCGTGTCGCAGACATCGAAGCCGCACGCGCGTCGTCGACCGCCGCCGCCGACCAGTTGAAGCGATTCAACATCCACCGGCCCTCGCCCTCCAACGGCGACGTCCGCGGGTCCGACCACAACCTCGACGAGCTCCTGTGGGCATCCGTCGACGAAGTGGATGCCGCCGGTGGGCGCAACGCCCGCAACCGGGTCGGCCGAGTCGAAGTCCGCAACCGTGACGGCCAGAACGTCCCCAACCCGCTCATCTCCGAATTCCCCGAGAACCGTCAAGGCGCCATCCGGGCGTTCCAGCGGCTCGTCCCCGAGATGCAGTTGTTCGGCATGATGATCAGCCGGAACACCATGAGCGGCGGCGAAGGGTTCGCTATCGCCCGTGACCACCCGGCGTACCGTGACCGTTGGGCACGGACCCTGCGGGCCATGGACACCGACACCACCGCAGAGGGTACTGAATGGATCCCCACCGGCGTGGGTGCTTCGTTCAACGAACGGGTCCGCGCCGCCGGGAAGGTCGCCCCCCTGTTCGACCGGATCACTCTCCCCACCAACCCGTGGAAGTGGCCGCTCGAAGGCGCCGACGCTGTCGCCTACCGGGTGGCGGAGCCGACGTCGGACACCGCGACCAAGGTGACCGTGTCGACCCCCGGGACCGGGTCGGCGACGTTCGACGCTGAGATCTTCGGCGCACGGGTCCTGTTCTCCCGCAGCCTCGAAGCCGACTCGGCTATCGCGATCCTGCCGTACGTGCAACGCAAGATCGTGCAGGCGTTCGTTGACGCCGAGGAGAAGGCGATCCTTGACGGTGACACTGACGGCACCCACCAAGACTCCGACGTGGGCGCGTCGACGACCGACGCCCGCACCGCGTGGGACGGGCTCCGTAAGCGTGCCCTCGCGAACAGTTCCGCATCTGGCGGTACCGCTCTGACGGTCGCCCAGTTGGCGGCTCGTCGGGCCGACATGGACCACTACGGCCTCAACCCTGAGGAGATGGCGTTCATCGTCCCGATCTCCTCGTACTACGCGCTTGTCACTGACGCTGCCGTGGTCAGCGTCGACAAGTACGGGCCGCAGGCAACGATCCTGAACGGTCAGCTCGGTTCCCTCTACGGTGTCCCGATCATCGTGTCGGAACACATCCGTTCCGACCTGAACGCCTCCGGCGTGTACGACGGGATCACCGCCACGAAGACGGTTGCCCACGCGGTCAACCGCCTCCAGTGGGTGATGGGTGGGCGCACTCCGCTCGCCCTCGAAACCGACGACTCGATCTACCGTGAGACGTACCAGCGTGTCGTGGTCGGCTGGATGCGTGAAGATTTCCAGAACATCAACGCGCGCGGCACGTCCGAGGACGACACGTCGATCGTCTACAACGCGACGCCCTGATGGTTCTACGTGAAGCACCTTCAGCGGGCCTCAACCCGCCGGGGGTGCGGCTCCGCAACAAGTCGAACGGGACTGCGAAGGTGCAGCTCTCCATCCCCGCGGGCGATGAGCTCGAGGTGTCGGAGACAGTCGCCGCGCAGTTGGGTGCCGAGTTCGTCCATGCGGGTGGCGATGCTGTCGCCCCGCCGGTTCCTCTTGTGGCCGAGGAAGCCGGCGGGGCTTCGGCCCGTACCCGTTCGGGTCGCCGGTCGGGCTGAGATGGCCGACTATGTGACCGTCGAGCAGTTGCGTGACCGGATCGGTATCCCCGGTTCCGGCGAGAACGCGCGACTGCAGGGGGCGGTCACGTCGGCATCACGAGCTGTGGACGGGTGGTGCGGCCGGAGGTTTAACCAGGACGCTGCGGTCTCGACGCGAGTGCTGACGCCGTTCTGCTCTTCCGGGTTGGACCTGCCGCCGGGATATGACATCTCCACCGCGACCGGGTTTGTGGTTGAGACGGACGTCGATGGTGACGGCACCTACGAGACAACGTGGACAGCAGCCGACTACACGCTGCTACCCCTGAATGGGATTGGCCCGAACGGCGAGTCCGGCTGGCCATACACCCAAGTCGAGGTGCGCTACGGGTCATCTCAGTACTTCCCGGTCCTCGGTTCGGGTGTGCCGTCAGTGCGGCTCACCGCGAAGTGGGGGTGGCCTGCCGTCCCTTCCGCGGTGGCTGAGGCGGCGGCGATCATTGCCACCGAGATTTGGAAGTTGAAGGACGTCCCGTTCGGCGCTGACGTGGGCTCGACCCCGCAGGCTGAGCAACTGTTGGCGCCGTACCGGCGTGGCCGGACGATTGTCGGGGTGGCGTGATGGCGGTCGTTCTCGCCGATATCCGCCAAGCGGTCGCCGACGCGGTCGGGACGATCTCCGGTGTCGCCGCGTACGCGTACGAGCCGTCGGTGACGGCCACTTCAAGCAGCAGTGACACGGCGGTGATGGTGTTGGCGGGCGGGCCGCCGTACGTGGATTTCAACGGGTCGTTCGGCAACGCCCGGCTGGTGCAGGTGAACCTGGTGTTACGCATCGCGTGTCAGGCCGTTGACTTGCAGTCGGCGCAGGCGCGGGTCGACGAGCTGATCAGTTGCGGTTCGTCGTCGCCGATGTCGATCTACGAGGCGCTCCGCACGGACCGGACCCTTGACGGCGTGGTCGAGAACTTGGACAGCCCGGCGGTCCCGACCCCGCAGCTCGTCGAGTTCGAAGACGGCCGCCTCGCCCCGCAACTAATTGTGGATATCCCCCTCGTTGTCTACGTGAGGCGTGACTGATGGCCGCATT